TCTAATACAGGAATAAGGGCTATACCTACTCACGTATTTAGAACCCCTAATCAGGAATATGGAGTAATACCTCCACCAAATAATGCTTATGAATTAGTATATGAGTATTATAGACTGCCTGTAGACTTAGTTAATGCTACAGATGTTCCTGCATTACCTGAACAATTTAGACACGTTCTTGTAGATGGTGCAATGTATTATGCTTACTTGTTTAGAGGTAACACACAAGATGCACAAATATTACAAGGTAAATTTCAAGAAGGTATTAAGAATATGAGAAGTCTGTATATTAATAGATACAACTACCTACGTTCTACAATGATACAACAAAATGAAACATTTACACCTCTTATAAGAGTAAACTAATATGCCTACAACTTGGAGTACATACCCTATTGAGTTCAAGGGTGGTTTAATTACAAACATAAGTCCTCTTCAGCAGGGTATCAATTCTCCGGGATCTGCTAGGATATTAAAAAACTTTGAGCCTTCTATAGAGGGTGGTTATAGAAGAATACTAGGTTTTACTAAGTTTGATTCTAACATTGTACCTCCATATGGTAATCCTGTTGTACATGGTGCATCTCAAACAGGAACAACATTAGTTATAGCTGCTATTCATAAAACACCTGAAGCAGGTGATACATTTACATTAGCAGGTGTAACAGGAACGTATACAATAGCATCTGGTGGTGTATCTTTTGATGATACAAATAACAGAGCCACACTTACATTAACAGGTGCATTAGCTTCAAGTCCTGCCAATGGTGCATTAGTAACTTTTGCTAGTACAACAACAAGTCATCTTATTAATGGTGTGACTAGTTGGGAAGATAAAGCGATTGTATCACGTAACAATGATCTGTTTAAAACTACAGGATCAGGTTATACTAAAATAAATAAGCCTACTTATGGTACAGTTTTAGTAAATGGTGGAAGTCAAAGTGGTGGTACACTAGCAGTAGATGGTTTAACTGCAGCTCCTCAAGCAGGAGATGTATTTACAATAGCAGGTGTAGATAAAGTATACACAGTTACAGCAGATGCCACAGTTAGTTCTGGTGGATCTACATTAAACATAAACCCTAACTTAGCTAGTTCACCTTCAGATGATGCTGCTATTACTTTTATAAGCACAGCTAGAGAAGGTGCAACTAAAATAAGATTTGCATCTTATAACTTTAGTGGAACTTTAAAATTAGCTATAGTGGATGGTGCTAGTAATCCTGCTCTCTATGATGATAGCACATTCACAGTTTTAAATGATGCACCTACAGATGTGCTTGGAGCTAAATACGTAGTTAATTTTAAAAATCAACTTATATTTGCAAAAGGAAGCACAATTACTTTTACTGCTCCTTTTACAGATTCAGACTTTACTGCAGCCAGTGGTGCAGGAACAATAAATGTTGGAGCTACTATTACAGGAATGTCTGTATTTAGAGAGCAACTTATTATCTTCACTGAAAGAAGTATATTAAGACTTGTTGGAGATACGATTGCAAACTTTCAATTACAGCCTATAACAAGAGATATTGGTTGTTTAGAAGGTGATACAATACAGGAAGTAGGTGGAGATATTATCTTCCTAGCTCCTGATGGATTAAGACTTTTAAGTGGTACAGAAAGAATAGGAGATTTTGGATTAGGTGTTGTTTCAAAAACAATACAAAAGAACTTGACTTCTTTTATTGCAACAAATACTAGTTTTTCAAGCGTAGTTATTCGTGAGAAATCTCAATATAGATTATTTGGTTTTAACACAAATATTAGTAAAGAAAGCGCACAAGGTATTATAGCAACACAGTTTTCTGCTCAAGGTGGATCAAGTGTTCAGTTCGCAGAGACAAGAGGAATAAGAGCTTATGTTGCAGGTGGTAATTATAATGAAGAAACAGAGTTAACATTTTTTGCTAACAATGATGGATATGTATATAAGTTAGAAAATGGTAATAACTTTGATGGAGCAAATATAGCAACAACTTTTGCTACTCCTTTCGTTCCAGTAAATGATCCTAGAGTTAGGAAAGCA